AGCTCCCCATGTTGAGCCAAAGCGTGCCGTCAGAGCGCAGCACGCGCCGGACCTCGCGGAAGACCGCGACCAGCTTGGAGATGTATTCCTCGATGGTCGCCTCCAGGCCGATAGCGCCGTCAACGCCGTAATTCCTGAGTCCGTAGTAGGGCGGCGAGGTGATGACACAGTGAACCGACTCGTCCGGCTGTGCCCGCAGGAAGTCGAGCACGTCGGCGACGTAGTAGGAACCAAAAGGATTCGACCATGCCGACGCGAGGTCGCGGTAGGTCTGGGCGGTCTCGGAGGCGGTCACTCTGCGGCCTCGTTAGCGATTCGTAGCAGCACGTCCGCGTGGCACGGGACAGGCTTGCCGGTTGCATCCGTCAGCGGGCACCAGCAAGCCAAATTCTTCCCGCGCAGAAACATCCGGGCGGCCTCAGAAGGATAAATCGAGCTGTCAGATGTAGAAAATGCCTTCTCTCCGCGTCGCCAATCGCGCAATACGGCTGATGGCAACAATGGCATGTCAGCGAGTTCGGATAGGAATTGCTCGTAATAGCCCATTGCGCGATCTACGCCGTAATCTTGAACGGAAAACGGATTTCCCCAGATGGTCGGGCGAGCAACGCTCACAGTGTTTGGCGGCATCCTCCAACCCTTGGTGCGCCTCAGTTGGACGCGGTGGGGAGTTTCGGCGGTCACTCTGGGGCCTCGCCGTGGTCTCGCGCGCTCACCGATTCGGCCACAACTGCCCCCAAGTGGGCGAGTCTCTGAAGGTGCGCGTTGCGCCGCTCTAGCTCGTCGATGCGGTTTGCGAGGCGGCGGAGCAAATCGGCGGCTTTCGCCTCGGTTCCGAAGCTATACATGCGGGATGCCAAATCCCTCGCCTGTTCCTGGATGCTCTCAGTCTTCACAGCAGCTCCTTCAAGATCGTGCCGTCCGTCTGCCCCAGTCGGCCAGCAACAGCGCGTCCGCTCGCCCGTGGTGTTTCTTGAGCTTCAGTTGATCCGTCAGTGTGGGGAATCGCTGCATCGCGACGGCCCGAGAAGCGTCCTTGTCCTTGCCGATCAGCCCGGCCCAGCGTTTCCAATCCACGGGTCGGACGACCTCGTAGGGGATGTAGAGCGTCGCCAGCATCGCCTTGATCGCGCCGTAGCCTTCGCCGATCTGGAACGTGGAGGAAACACCCTGCTTCGGCATGGCCTGCTGCGCCTCGACGATGGCGCGGAGGTCGCCGAAATTGCGCTGTGCGGCAACGAGAGGGGCCAACTCGTGGATACTCAGTTCGCGCCGGTTGCCCGCCCTGGCCTTGATCGTCGGCAGATCGTAAACCTCTGGCGGCGCGTCGTCGCTGAGGACCGCCAAGGCACCGCTCAATCCAACGTCGATTCCCAGAACGATCACGGCGCGGCCTCGATCTTGGCGAACTCGGTGGAGGTGACGGCGCGGGTCATCGTTCTATTGCCGTGCAGATCGTTATGAATACGGCAAGGATCAGCACGAACGTCAGAATTGGATGCGCCGTAGCGAATAGACTAAAGCCAGTCCAAAACTCAGCCATCGCGCCCCTCCTGTCTGGGCAGCGCGTCTCGGGCGAGCCACTGTAGACGATCAGCAAAATGCCGCCAACCAGCGTCGGTATAGCTCGCAGGATGAGCAGAGGCGATCTCCCTCAGCGCCTTCTCCGCGCGCTGTAAGGCACGGCAGAGTAGGAGGATTGCGCGCACGGTCTCGCGATACCTCGCTGGCAGAATGTCCAGCGCGCCTTCGATCTGCGCGTCGGTGAGCGGCTGATCGGTCATGGCGTCGGCTCCTTGTCGAGGGCGGGCTTCCGCTTGCGCGCTCGCTGCCGTTCGGGATCGGCCCAGTATCGTGCTCGTTCACGCCTTCGGCCCGCCTCCGGGTCTGCCCAGTATCGCTGACGCCTGGCTAGCTGCTCCTGCTCTTTATTCTGCCGATAATTCTGGCTGCAACCGTGCCGATGGCATTCCCGACACTGGCGGTAGCCCTGGTTACGGTACGTATTGTTCGATGTAAATTGGTGTCCGTTCGGGCAATGGGTATGGCGTGCCGCTTGAGCTGAGAGCCCGTACCCGCGCAGGATATTTTCTCGCACTGTCACCGATTCAAGATGATCGGGATTGACGCAGGCATGGTTGCGGCAAAGATGGTCAAGTGTCAGGCCGGTGCCAATAGGCCCAACCAGGATCTCATAAGCGATTCGATGGGCTTGGTGGTTGCGGAAGCGGCCATAGCCCTTGGCGTTTCGAGGGCCAGTCCAGGCCCAGCAATCGCCTGATGCGTCAACTTTCGACCAGAAACGGGCAAGTGTGGCAGAATCTAGGGGCATCGGAACTCACCTTCCGGTGTTCTGAGCCGGAGCCAATCACTCCGGCTCACTCATTATACTCGTTTGATCCAGCGCGGCGAGGGCTTGACCAAGCGCCCTCTGCTTTGGATTCAGTAGGCCCATAGCCAGGTTGATGTCCATTGGCCCTGGCTCCGGTGTAAAGAGAGCGCTCGCCGCGTCCACGACCGCCTCAAGCTCGCCGATGTAGGCGCAGAGGGCCAAGGTCTGATCTATCATGCCGCGAATGTCCACAAGCCCAACATCTCCCCATCGGTAAGGGTCGCCGTCGTCCGGTAACTTGGCTGCGGTGGTTTTCGCCCTCGCCTCAATCCCCGCAACGTCAGGACGCTTCATCGCTCTGTCGCCGGTAGCTTTGAGAGCGCGTCGAACGCCGGGGTGCTGACGGCCATCAGCGAACCAGTCAAGACACTCGATAGCAGCGGCACTTCAAACATCCGTACACCATCCGCTTGAACTCTCCCGAACCACTTGACAGTCGTGCGGAGGCTTCGGCTGTTCCCACGAACTACGAAACCGAACCGCCCGTCTTGGCCTTCCACCATGCGTTTACCCTTCATCCCTCTTCTCCTTCCCAAAGCCCGCGAGCTTTGCGAGCGCGGCGCGGGTGCTTGCACGGTAGTCCTCCTTCAGGCCATTAGATGTTCTTGCCCAAGCTGCCTCAACTTCGTCTTCGCCGTAATCTTCATCCGCTCCAAAGGCAGCCTTCGCCATCGCCGCGACCAGATCGGGGTCGGAGGGGTTGAGGATCGCAGCGCGGGCGCAACCCAGCCGATTCACATTCCCCTCGACCCTGAACAGTTGAATTGGAGCGTCGATAGGCTGCCCGTCGTCTAGCTCCGCCCGCACCAGCACGCGCTTAGGTTCCATTGCTCGCCTTCCTCCATCCGCCCGCGCCGTCGGGCGCGTAGCCCATCTGCAACGCCACGTCAGACGCGGAGTTTGCTGGTGCCCACCACGTGCCGTCCTTATTCCGCACACAGTCCCCGGAGCCAAACTCGCTCAGCCACTCCCGGTCCCGCTCCTCCCGGACGGCGGCGATAAGGGCGTCGAGATTCCGCCACTGCCTTTTGCAGCGAGCCGCAGAGAACTCGTCATGTGCGACTTGCCTGATCGCAAGTGACCATTTGTCAATAGTGTCGCGGAGCATCCGCCGCAGCCTCTCAACCTCGCCCATCGGTGCCTCCCAGCAGCCACGCGCTCACGAGTTTGCCCAGTACCGCACCCGCCGATCGCGCATAGTTTCTCTGCCTGGCGGAATTGGGCGACAGAGCGAGGGCATCGGCAATCACCTTGATGAGCCCGTCCACATCCGCCGCTCTGTCCGCGAGGGCGAGGAGGTCGGGAAGGTCTTGACGCGCATGGGCGACGAAAGAGGCGTCGCCTTCATTGAAGTAACTGGACTCCTCCCCGAGAATCCAGCCTAGACCCGCGATCCACCACCCCACCTTAGCCGGTGGATAATAGTAGGTGTCTTTCTCTTCGTCGTACTCGCCAACGCTCTCGCCTTCTGTATCGAGCCATCCCTCCGACACGTGGGCCTGCCAATCACCAGGCGTCGCCGCCTGCTCACGTGCCCGCATCTGCGCCATCCGCTCCGCCGTCAGCTTCATGGGACCTCCTGATATTCCGGGTGTTGGCCCGCGATGTGCCTCGCGAGATTCTGGAACGTGCGGTGACAGCAAGGGCAGACCCCGTTCGCAATCCGCTTTTTCAGCTTCGTCAACTGGCCTTTCTTGGCGATCAATTCTTTCTGCGCCGCCTTCTCTTGCTCCTTCCAGAACTGGGCGTTGCGCTCTGCAGTCTCTGCCCGTGCGTTCGCCTTAGCTAAGTCCGAGGGCTGAAAACTAATGCCATGACCAGCAGGGCAAACCCAACGTTCGCCGTCTTCGCGTCGCCGTCGCACAAAGGCCGCAGTCAGGCCGTACAGCATCCCGCACTGCGGGCAGTCGTGTACCTCGAACGGAATCTCAACCTTCTCACCTCGATCCGTGACCACGCGGCCCAACAATTCAATCGCCATCGCTCAGTCCTCCTTCAGCCGAACACCGTAACCGTCACCCGCCGAACGCCCCAGCGCATTTCGCAGGCGTAGTCCGCCTCGTCGAGGGCGCAGAATCCCACGTCCCGCAGGAACCCGCTGCTGAGGTCGAGCATCCGCCCGTGGTAGGCGGGTAGATGGTCGGAGATCGTCAGGCGGCCACGCTCGGTACTGGCTGGATCGCCCACCGCCTCGGCCGTCAAAGGCCGGTCGCACTTAACGGCCCCGACTGTTCGCAGCGCCAAGCCATGCGCCCCAGGTTGAGGCGGGATCGTGATGCAAACGCCCGTCCCGCGCCCAAGCCAGGGCGAGGCTATCGAGGAGTGCCGCGACTCCAATCTCGTCGAGACGCCGTAGAGCGTGATCCATCCGCCGATGCAGCAACTTCCGTAGGCCGAGGCCGAGCCGGTAAGCGTGTAGGGCCGCGGCGTCCTGGCCCACACCCCGTCCACGGCGATTGACCACGCGCCCCAGGCGATCAGCAGGGCCACCGCAAGGATGAAGGCCAAGCGCTTCACCCGACCATCTCCCGGGCGGTCCGTTCTAGCGCCCCATGCCGGAGAGCTAACACCCGCTTGCTCGCGACAAGATCATAGTGCGGATGTCGCGGATGATCTTGAAACCATCTGCGCTTCAAGCCGATCCGGTCAGCCATCGCGTGCAATTCCTCGGGGGTGTCTGCCATCATGTGGCACCAGCAGGCGAAGCGTAGCCGGGTCGAATAGACCTGTAATTCATCCACGTAGACGCTCACCCGACCATCCCCGCCTTGCGGTCCAGGCGCTTGCCGGTGCTCATTGCTCCCCAGGCCCCAGTATCGGGACGATCCATCGTGATCGCTTCCTGTGGCCGCAAGCCCTGCATTGAAACATATCCCCTTGACAGAGGAGTATGAGGGCATCCAGAGGCGCATCCCCTGATCGTGGCTGCGGATCGGCGAATCGCCAATCGTGGAAACTGAGCCGACATTGCCATCGCTTGCCGGTGCTCACGGCGTCACCGGCCCCCACTTGGTGACGAGGCGGGATTCGAGACGGCCGTGACTTGCGATCTGACCGGCTGCTCTCCTTGATCTCGCCTATCCAACTCTCAGGCGTCCGCTCACGCATCGCTCTCCTCCGTTCTGATCCATCCCCCAGGCGGGGCCTTCTCAGCCATATAGACATGAGATTGCCGCCCGCTCGGAGTCAGGCGCTTCCCCTTCCGCCTTAGCCATCCTGATTGTTGAAGCTCCGTACAGCGCGCCCGGACGGTCACGATATCAAGCCCGGCCTCCATCGCGATCTCATGCGGGGTTGCCCCGACCTCGGCCCGGCTCAGGATGGTCAAGAAAACCTGGCGCCGCAAACGGGCTAGAGCCTTCGTCGCGGCCAACCAGTAATAGGCCGCCTGGGAGTTTTCATCGGGGCCGGCGGCAAGACCGGGCTGAACCCAAGGAACATCAGTCGCTCTAGGCATTCCACGCATGTTTCAGCAGCCCCTTCTCTACGGCCTCCAGCGGGAAGCTGTGAATCCACTCATGACACCAGAAGCAGACAACTTTGACGTTCTCGGGGTCGGCGGGGTCTCCGCCGCGCGCGCGGGTCAATACCTCATGGACGTGATCGGGCCTCCCGGAACATTTGGGGCTGACTCGGGCTTCGCAGAATCTACGCCCGGCCCGGATCTTCTGGGCCATCTCGGCCCTCAAGATACGCCGCTTGGACCGGCGTTGGGCCTGAGTCTCGTTAGCCACGCCTCGAGCCCTTCGGCATCGCCAACGTCGGCCCGATCTCGCAGAAGGCCCGGAACAATTCGCCATAGTCCGGGGTCCCCTTGAAGTCCCTTTCGATTCGCGCCCACAGGTCATTCAGGGCCGCCGTCGTCTTGCACTTCCCCAGATCGGAGATAGCCTGCTCGAGAGCCGTCTTCCCGTTGACGACGGCCTCATCCCCGGAAGCCCCGTCTCCGTCGTCCTGCGTTGTCTGGGGCGATTCTGGCGGCCCTTCGTCGGGGGCGAGTTCGCTTTCTTCGATCAAGCCTGAGTTGGCGATTAGGCCCGCCAACCGGCGGAGCTCTTCGCGGCCCTCAGGCAGAACCTCCCCGCGGTCATCAAGGCCAACCCAGACGGGCCGAACGCTGTAGAGATGTTCGCCGATTCCCCAACTCGCCGCGGCCCGTTTCAGGGCATCACTGGCCGCACCCTTGAATCCATCGCCATCTTCCCCGGTGGTGCCGCCGACATCCGCCTTCCAGACCCATTCGTCGTAGATGCGAAGCCCGATTCGGCAGATCAGACCCGGCTTATTGACCGAATCGATGATTTCGCTTTGCCAGTTCTCCGGCCTGAGGACGGCATTCAGCCTGGCTCGCACTCCCCGCGCATCCGCATAAGGGACCATCAAGGCCCGCGTGGGATGATCCTTCGGCGTCTTGACCTGAATCTTGAAATGGATATCGTCGGCGGGCAAGGGCGCCCGCAACTTATCGAAGATCGTCGGTTCGCTCATCGCTGTGTTCGCCTTTTTCATTCGTCCAATTCCTTCTTGATCACGCCGCTCACAACAGCCGCTCGGAATGCTTTCAGCTCCCCTTCGGTCAGGCATTCCTCTATCCCATCGCGCCAATCGAGCGTGTCGCCGCCGGCGTGGAAGGCTCGGACGATCTCATTCCAGTCGGCGACTTCAGCCTGCATCGCCAGCGCCCATTGAGCCGGCCCGTCATAGACCCAGAAGCAGATCACGGGGCCGCCCCGAGTGGTCGAGTAGCGCGTGATCGCCATCCCCGGCCCGGCCCAAAGTTCAACGCCGAGCGGATTCCTAAGGCCATAATGCAAGGCCGGTGCCGGGATTAGATTCTCTCGTCTCATCGTCGCAGTCTCGAAGTCGCTCACGTTAGATTTCCCTCCCCGTGATGTGCGCCCCCACAACTACAGCGGCAATCAGGCCCCGTCGCCATCCGGCAGGAGTCGTTACATTCGATCTCAGGCGCATAGACGCCCTTCAATTCACGCCCGATGAGGAAGGCGTTGCACTCGGGGCAGCGCCGGTCAGGGCCGCGCTCATGGCCCAAGGCATCGAAGAGCCGCGTCTTGTGGCCCCTCACGATCAAGCCGTTGGTCAGTGGCAGCGTCTCATACGCCCGCTCTCGCCGAAGTTCGGAGACGCCGCGATGCCCACAACGGCATTGGTGGAAATATCGAATGGTCGTCGCGTCAAGAATGGCCCGCGTTCCGCGCTCGAGGACCAGCGCAAGTCGAGTCACCCGGTTCCTCCTTCGCTTTGCTCACTTGACAAATCTATACGTAGTTTATAGGCTTGTCAAGCAACTCGATCGGTCCCGGAATCGGCCGGGGAAGTGGAGGGATACATGACCATCCTCAGGCGCCCGAGGCATGACATAAGTCTCCCGTTGCCTTCTGGGTTATGGCTGACCATCACGGTGAGGCGGGCCGCGCTAATCCGGTGCCGGGGCAGTAACGCGGCTCAATACGTCAGAGAGTGGCTTTGGGCCACCTGGCCCCACATTGAGCCCGCCGAAGATGATGTAGCCGAGGTGGTCAAGATTGTGTATCGAGCCTGAGTCCCGGACCCCGGCGGGCGGTCCAGCATCGCCCGCTCGGTCCCGGACTCAGCCGGGGAAGTGGAGGGTGAGAAGGTGAAGCCTGAAAGTTTGCGGGATACGGACGATGCGGTGTTCTCAGACCGGGATGTGTTGGCGGCCATACGGTCTCTCTGTGAACGCGGCGATCTGCCCGCTACCCCGAAGCCCGCGCACACGCCGGAGCCGTGGGCGGTCCACGAAGTGGGGTTGAATCCCGAGGCCGTGAGCGAGCCGGTGGAGGCGGTGGGCTCGCTCGTAAGAGCGCTCGCGACTCCGTTCGAGAATGTAGAAAGGACGCCTGAGTTCATCGCGGCACAATGGCACATGAAGCGCCCGCGGATTATCGCCGCCCCCGCAGAGTTGATGGCTCCCGCAAACGAGGTGGTCGATGGGCCGCACGATTAAGGAACTACGCGAGACCGGCCACTACACCCAGGCCGAACTCGCGCAGGAACTCGGGGTTGTGCTCGGGACGATCCAGAATTGGGAGCATGGCCGTTCTTGGCCGCGGCGGCGATATCTCCGGCAATTGGCGCGGATGTTCGGGGTCAAGGCCGGGGATATCGAGGCGCCGAAATAAGGTGAGGCCCTGGGGGAGGAATCCAGGGCCTCGGTCCGGGTTGGGGAGGTGAAGGATTATCTGTTCAGGGGGTCGGGCAACCCTATCTTCTTGAACACGGCCTCAGGGATCAAGGACCGTGCGCCGGCATAGAACCCATTCTGTGCGAGCCACGCGGTCACGAGGGCGATCACATCGGTCGGGGCCTGCCCCCTGGACCACAGAATCAGCCAGGCGCACCCGAAGCCGATGGCCGATAGCAGCACCTTGGCTCGGTCTTGGTCGAACACCGGGTTGACTTCGGGCAGCAGCTTGATCGGGACGAACCGCTTCAACACTTCGGTCAGGGCCAAGCCCAAGGCTCCGATGACTGCCAAATCCGCGCCCATGTCAAACCCCCTTCGCTTCGCCAAGGTCGAAGTCATCCCGTTCGCCCCTGACGATCTGGAAATACTGCTGCCGGATTTTCACGAACTCAGCATACTCCGATTGGACCGGCCACGGTTGCCGCGGCTCGAAGCCTTGGAGAAGCTGAATCAGTCGCTCGTTGACGCTTTGGCGATTCAACATCTTCTGATAGTCAGATGCACCGATCGCGTGAGGCGCGGCAGGTGGGATAGTCACACGGTCAGCCCCGAGGAACACCGCGATACAGTCAGCCAGAGCCAATGCGATCTGCGGATTGGCGGCGTTCCCGACCATCAACTGCGGGCGGTCCAGGGGATGATGCCCGACGCCACACTCGGCGATCACCGCTGGGACCTCACGACGGGGGTAATCGAAGCCGTAGTAGTAGCTCATGCCCTCTGTGGCCTGATTGCCGGGGTAGAGGGGAATCCCTGTGATGCCCGGATACTGTTGGACCAGGATGTCTACCAAGCGGTCGGATTCGGCCCCTACGAAGTCCCTGGCGCCACGCGCGAACCGGCATCCTCGGGGTTTGTTCGCCCCATAAGAGTCGTAATGGAGGGCGATAAAGAGATCCCAAGGCTTTGAATAGATGCCGGCGTGATAGATCGCATCGGTATGTTCGGCCTCGATGCCCCGGTCTCGAAGGCGCGCGATGAGTTGCTCGGCGCATGAGATCGTGAACTGGACCTCACCAGGTGCGCCGGTCGAACCGCGGAGCCGCGGGATCTCGATCTGCTGGATGCGCTCATGCCCCGCCATCACTAGAACGGCCATGCGATCCACCTTCCGAGTAGGCGGGCGACGATGTAGGCACACCCGCCCACCAAGCCGCTGAGGACGGTCACGATGACGGCCCCCACCGCGATGTCAAACACCCAGTCGGGCATTAGTCCCTCTTGCTGCCCTCGACGAATCCACGAAGCCCCGCGATAGCCTGGGAGATGTTATCGAGCTTCGGGCCTTGGCCCCTGATCTCAGTCTTGATCGCCCTGAGTTCGTCTAGGACCGGCGAGCTGGCCTCTTTCCCGTTTTGCCTCCGCTGCCGGACAACCTCGACGGCGACCTTGCCGATATAGGTCGCGGCAATAGCGAGGACGCCGGTCTGCACAATTACATCTGGGACTGCCATCTCCACTCCTGTAGCCTAAGGGATTCCCCCGACCGCTTCCTCAGGGTTTTCACTGATTTTACCCTCTCCGAGACTCTCAGAGTTCAAGGGTCCGCGTCGGCGTGGGCTGCGCCGCGACCCATTCTCTCACCCTCAAGTCCACCACCGCGTCAAGCTCGCCCTCGGTAACTGGCCGGGCCTTGAACTTGGCCGTAGTCCAATCCTCCGCAATATTCCATTCCCACTCCCAGGTATCGATTGCCAGCGTCGCCGGAACGCCGTCAACCTTCACATCGACCTGAATCTGCTCTACCGGCACGGCATAGCCGGAGGTCCCATCCGTCTGAGCCCAATGGTGGTCGGTCGTCGGATCAAAGGTCTTGTGCCAGCCAACGTCGAGTTCCCCCATCGCCTCGTCAATGGCAGCGCGCTCGTCCATGCCCGCCTTCTTCTTCGCCTTGACCTTGCTGCTCACTAGGGCCTTGGCGCGTTCGGAGTGTTCTTCGAACGGGCGGACGTAATGGTCCAGGTCGGCCTCGATGTCCTCCAGGTTGACGCCCTCGTGACGCCATTTCAGCGGCGGGCCACCGAAGACCTCATGTGGAACCTCACTCGGCCCGTTCTCGTGCTTGCCGTCGCAGTCGGGAGGGCAATGCGCCGCCCGCCGGAGCGTCAGGTCCAGCCTGTGCAGCTCCTCGCGCGAGACGCCCGTTGGGTATCCGGGTGGGTAGGTGAGCGTCCGAACCGTTCGAGGGGGGAACATCTCAACTCTCATTTAGCCTCCTATCTCATGGGGTACGGAACGAGGTTCAGCGCGGCCAGATGCGCGACGGCGGAGGTGAGATCGTTGGCGCAACGGATCGCAAGTCTGGAAGCGCTTGGGATGTAGATGGGGTTGGGGATGCTCATCTCGGTATCCTCTATGTGGCCAGCGTTACTGATCCAGGCGTGTCTCTGCCCCAGCTCACAGATGACAACCTCAGATGTTGCCGCTCCAACCGCAACCTGCAACAGAGCGTTCTTGTCAACTCCCAAAGCGCTCGTGTATGCTCTGTTCGTAATAGCTCTCAAGGCCAGCGCGCGACTAGTGGAGGCGATTACCTGGCTGTACGCACCATACGTGTAGATGGTGGCGCTAGAGGTCGCGCTCGTGGAGGCTGCTGCGGCGGGTTCCACCGCCTGGATTACGCTACTCAGGCCCACTATATCCCCGATCTGCCCTAGGCGACCGCTGATGCGCTGCGTGTGAAGGTAAACCCGGTCCTGGTGAGCGGCCACGGAACTCCGGCTACGCACCGCAAGACGGGCATTGGCTGCCACGAAGACCGGATATTGAAACGCAAGCCAGTTTCCGCGAAGTACTGCAGCACCCGTTAAATTGACATGCCCGGTGCGGAGTGTTCCGATCACGACTTCAGAGGTGGCCGCTCCCACCGCAACATCAATCTCGCGCGTGCTGCTGGCAGCCGATGCGGTTAAGCCGGCCATGATCCCAATGACCGCGAATGGAACGGTAATCGTGCTGGCGGCGAAAATCTGTGTGTAGCTACCGCTTGTCCAAGCGGGGGTCCCGGAGGTTGTTGCCGGAGCCGCTGCAAGGCTCGGCCACTGCTCCACCTTGCCGCCCACTCTGTCAACGACGTGGGCGAACCGCCTGAAGCAGTAGCTCTGCGGCAGCCCTCGGTGCACGCCCGGTTGGATCATGCTATCTGGTAGACATCTACATCGATGTCCGTCCCGGAGTCCTGCTTGCAGGCGATGGTGTCGTCGGCGTCCAGGAACTTGATGACGTTGAGGTTCTCGCCGGGGAAGACGACCGGCTTCGCGATCTCCGTGTAGACACCCGAGTCATCCTGGTCGATTTCAACCGTCACGGTCCGCTCCGCCGTCCCCGCGTTGTAGATGTCAATGGAGAAAATGCCGGGTGCGCTGCTGCCGGTCGTCACCCCGACATCCAAGACGTCCTGGCGTGAGGTCGTCAGGTCCACATGATTGAGGTAGCCTATCCCCATCGGACTACCTCAACGCCAACGCGAGCGCAGCCAGAGCCACGGCCCGCAGGTAGGTCTCGTTATCGCGGACATGCGTATTCAGGATCGCCGCGGTCGCCAGCTCACCCGTTGTCCAGTCCCTCGCGTCCGTCCACGTAGCCGATGCGGTCATTAGACCAAACCCTCCTTCAGGGCCAGTGCCGAGATTACCGTCTGTTTGCGCGCTCCGCTCACTCTATCGGCCAACTGGGATAGTGTCTCATCCCGCCACCACCGCAGCAGCCCCTCATTAGTCCCAACGGGATATTCAAACGGGAGTCGCATGAGCAGTCCCTCAATTCCCAGTCGATAGGCGGGAAACACAGCCGGCAAATAGCGGTTGCCCTCTGGCCTGGGACAGACGGGATTCAGGCAGTAAAAGACAGGGTCGTCCACCTGCAGAAGTTCAACGCCGGTACAGAACGGGCACTGCGCCTTCCAACTAGCCGCGTTCACATAGGCCGAAACTTCGACCTCGGCAAGGCCGTCGGGGAATGGGATCTGAGCGCCCTTCTGCCGCAGGCCCTCGACGGTCCGGTTGTTGAACAGCCGGAGTGGTTCTTGCCAGTCCCGGATGTCCATGATCTTGTCGCGTCGCACCCTAATAACCGACCACGGTAGTCGTTCCTACCTCGCTGAAACCTACCACGCCGACCAACCAATATTGCTGAACAGCCGCGGGCGTGAGCCACCAGGTGGTCTCCCAAAAGTTGTTGGAGCCGTTGGCCCGATGCTCGATACCCTCGATATGGTAGTCATGGTTTACGCTCGCGAGGTCGAGTCGGACCGTTATCCGGGTTCCGAGGTCAAAGCCGAGCACGTCCGGGAACTCGTCGGCCTCCTGGCGTTGGGGTTTGATGGTCAGACTGCGAAGCCGGAAGTCCGGCTCCTTCCAGCGGCTGAGCCGGTAGTTAGCGTAGTCCAAAACCTCGTTATCGGTGGAGTGGAGAAGACCCGTCCGATCCTCCGTCCGCGTCCCGTACCGACCCTGTGAGGTCGCGTCCGATGCCGTCTGCTCGGTTCCTCCGCTCCTTGTGGCTCTGACATCGTTGATGATTCGTTGGTCGTCATGCTCGGGTAGGAATCCCTGGTACGGCAGCTCGGGTGAGTCGTCCCCATACGTCGCCTGGGACGTGAGGTAGTCACCCTTCAGCCGGGCGTGACGGTCGTGGTAGGTCATGTAATTGTTACCGGCCACGAACAGCAGGCCGAGCTCCGTGTCGAGTACATCCTGGACATGACCGAGGGCACCCTGGTCGGCAAGCGCGCCCGTGGCGATGACGACCGTCTGGCCGGCGTTCAGGCTCCGGTCCGCAGCCGGCCACCCCAATGAATCCAGGGCATTACCGATTCGGGTTCCGGCCGCCTCGGCTGCGTAGCCGGCGTTGTTGAGCTCATAGCGGGCCAACGCCTTCATCCCATCCACAGCCGTCAACGTCACGATTGCGTTGGCGCTGCCGGGTAGGAATGAGTGCCGCCAGGACTCGACGAAGCCGGTGAACAAATCGTAGGTGACCGCGCTGTAGGTTGCCCGGATGTTGAGCCGGACAAGCGGCCTCACGTTGTCGTAGTAGGCCCCGGCGGCGTTGAGTGGCCAGAAGTCCCCCGCCATATTTCGGAGCGTCACCGTGGCCTCGCCGGCCTCGATCCGGTCCAACTCATGTTGACGACCACGCCGGATGCTGAAGTCCAGCGCCAAGCCGCTCACGTCGGTCCAGGAAGGCGCGGCCGCCATCATGTTCTCACCGAAGGCCAGGCGAACCGTCATGGTGGGGAAACCCATGCTAATTCAGCCCCGAGTCCACGTTGCGCCGTCCCAGCCGGACGAGTTGGTCTCGGATCGCTTGCGTCAACTCGCGCTCGGAGACGACCGAGCCCGCCACGTGGACTGTCAGGCTAACGTTCCCAGCCCCACCTGCGGGGCTCACGGTCTCGCCGCCGTGGGCCATGATCAATCGCGGCGCTCCCACTGGACCGGGAATAACACCGCCACCCTGGAATCCTTCCACGCCCAGAGCGCCGAGCCTTGATCGTGCAAGCGCCCTCTCGCGCCCCGTTCGACCGTGTTCTAGGAGATTCTGGGCCTCGGATATCAAGGCCCCGACATTCGCCTCCGACACATCGAACAGGCCGGCCTTCGCCGCCTTGCCGATGTCGAAAGCCGACGCGACCTTATCCGCCGCCGCCGCCGCTTCGTTCGCGGCGGCCGTCATTTGATTCAAGACAGCTTGAAGCTGCTCGCCCTCGAGCCCGGCTTCGATCAGACGGGCGCGCAATAGGACGAGAGAGTCATCGAGAATCACGACGCCGCCAAAGGCGAGATTCTGCATCGCGGTCTTGAGCGCATCGCCCTTGAGTCCGGCGGCGCTCAACGCCGATTCGATCTGGCGGCTCTGACTTGCGAGCCCGAGTAACGGTTCGTGGGCACGCTGTAGCACCTCATCAACCCGTTCTATGGCTGCGGCCAGTTCCTCAACATCCTGGGCCGCCCCGCTTGAGCCGCCGCCGAATGAGCGCACTGCCGTCTCCGCGCTTACGATATTCTCGCCAAGCTGCTCCGCGGAGGCCCCATAGCGTTCTAGGAGCCCGGGACCGGGTGTGAGCGCGTCCGCCGCCTCTTGGGCGTACTTGGTCCATGCTTCAGCCGTCCATTCGATCCTTCCCCCCAATAGCCCCATCGATTCCTCGGTCGCCCTGATCGCTGCGCGTTCCCGCTGGAGGGTCAGCAATTCGTCTACGTATGACGCCGTCTCGGCGGCGGCCGCGCCTAGATCACGCGTGGCGGCGGCGGCGCTGGCGATGAATCCCGCATAGGTGTCTGCCGCCGATCCGGTGGCGCCGATTGAGCCTTCCAGGTCTCGCATGCGCGATGCCGCCGCCTGTGCATCAACAGCGGCCATTTCCAGCTTTGCTCTGAACTCGCCAACCGAGAGCCCGCTACGCTGAAACGAGAGCGCAAGCTCGTCATTCCCCGTCGCTAGACCGGCGATTTCAAACACCCGTTTCCACGCCTCACTCGAAAGCTCGGCGAGGCGATCAGCCTCCTTCTGCATCTCTTCGGAGGTAATGCCTATGGCCCTCGCCAGCTCCTCATGCCCGCCGCTGAGGATATCGAGATTCGTTTTCAAGTTGGCCGCATCGCCGGCTATAAACTTCAGAGCATCGCCCAGAAAGCCGAGCGCCGGTTTCAGCATCTCTATGGCCATTGGTAACCCGGCACTTATCGAGACGACGAGAGCGTCCAATGTTGGAAGCAATTCCTGTGCAACCTGGAACTTGATCCCATCGAACGCTGCCCCCAGGCTCACCAGATTGTCATTGAATCTGTCCGCAGCTTCGGCGGCTTCCTGACCGATCACGATTCCCAGATCACGGGCTTCCTGGCGCATGGCCTCTAGGCCCGCCGCACCATCCGCCAGCATGGGCAACATCGATGTTCCCGACCGCCCGAATATATCCACCGCCAAGGCTGCTTTGCGGGTCGGGTCTTCGATATTGGCGACCGCACCCGCTAGGCGGTTGAACTGTTCCTCGGGAGCGAGGCCCGCCAGGTCTTCGATTTTGAAGCCGAGTTGTCCGAGCGCATCTACCGCCTCTCCGGTCCCTTGTTCGGCATCGAAGATGGTCTGCTGCATTCTCCGGACGCTGACTTCAAGGCCCTCAATGGAAGTACCTGACATATCGGCGGCGTGGCTCAACTCGGAGATCGCTTCTGTCGAGAGGCCGGTCCGTTGCGACATTTCGAGCGCGGCATCGCCCGCATCGGCAAACGCCTTCACCGATGCGACCGCCATCCCCGCCGCAGCCACACCCGCCCCAATCAAGGCCCCGCCTGCGATCAGGCCGGCCTTCTTGAAGCGCTCGCCGAAGCTATCGGCATTATTGCTGGCGGCCTTCAAGCCCGCGCTGGCCTGATCCTTCAGGCTCAACAGAATGGCAAGCTCAGACGCTATCGCCATTCAGCAATCCCTTCAGCTCCATCAAGAGCTTTGCCCCATTCTCGTCTAGCTTGGTCGCGTCCTGTGAAACGACGGCCAAGGCTTGCTCGGCTGCCTCGGCCTCCAGGATCGGCAGGAGCACCGCCGGGTCCTCGTTTAGCGCCTGGCTCGGGGTGCAGCCAAACCTTTTGCAGATGCGCCCGAGGATGATTTCTCTCGGCGCCTGACCGTCCTCGAAGAGGTAATCGGCAAGGCGCCTGAGCCGTTTTTTCGCTCGGCCTCCGGCTCGCGATTCAGCGCGGCCACCAGATATACGATCTCATCAACGTGGAGGTCCTTGAGGACCTGGGGCGCTTTGTACGGTTGATCAAGGGCCGTACCGTCCAGGGCCGTCCAGTTCCAGGCGACGATCCGATCGCAGAGACTTCGGGCAACATCATCGAAGTTGCGCTCGGCCTCATCGAGTCGTTCCCCGACCGTGATCTGCCCGTTAGATTCAATGCCTTCGATTGGTCGGAATCCAAGGAGGGCCCGGACCGTGAGGGCTGGAATGACCTCGATCCATTCCCCGATGTGGACGCGGTAGGCCACGCCGGGCGTGACGATCTCCCTGTTGCGAATCACGCGCCCGACGTGTATCTCGCAGTCGTCACAGGCGATCCGAACGGGCGGGATTTTCCAGGCCATTAGGCCCTCGTCGGCGCTGCGCCATCGGCAGCCGCCGCACCGCCGTTGTGCCTCAATCCCAAGGCGTATGTGATCGGGGCATCAACCGCCGCCGTCACGCTGTAGCTCTGGACGTTTGCGAACCCGTTGTAGCCCGTAATACCATCGGGCTCGAAGTCCCATTCCTCCGCTTCCAACCCCAACTCGCCGAAGATCGTCTCGTCGCCCTGAACCGCCGCTGGGTCCCAGAAGCCATCAAGTGAAAGCTGCGCCCCCGGCTTCCCCGCGAGGAAATTCTGGTAAACGTCGGCGAATGACGTGATCTCGCCCTCCGGAACATCGAAGTTCAGCGTTACGGACCGGACCTCGTCCTCAATCGCAACGCTGTCGAACGATATGTCGGCATCTTTGCCGTGAACTCTCGCCACCTTGTCCTCCTACGCTGTTGCGCGGGTCGTTGACCCGCTGTTTTGAAGCTCCGCTGAAATCCTGGCCGGCCCATTGACCGGAATCGTGATCTCGATGCTGTCGATCAAGACCCCTGTAAGCCCCGACGCCGTGCACTGAAACTCGGGGTCGTTCGCCGCCGGTCCATCGCCGGTCGGATCGAAGATCGTCGAGACTGCCGCGGCTTCGATGGCTGCGAACAATGTGGCGTCAATCTGGCTCACCGCTGGGTTATAGGTGCCTTCGATTGACATCTTGACGTTCTTTTTCCCCGCCAAGAAGTTCTGATAGGCGTCGCTGAATGACGTGATCTCGCCTTCGGGGACCGCGACGTTCATCACGACCTGATCCAGGTCGCCTTCAATCGCCACGCCGTTGAAGGAATAGTTGACATTTTTCCCGTGGACGCGCGCCATCTAACCTCCTATGCTGTGATGATTCCGAACGCCACGAGGACGCTGAAACTCACGCCAACACCACCCCCGGCGATCGTTATCTGCGATCTCCACCAGGTGTCGGTGAGTGCGCCGGCGACAGTCGAACGCTGAAATGTTGCGGCCGTGGTGGCCTGTGTGAACGTGATACGCGTGGTGCCGGGCCAGGCATCCGCCGCGGCGCTCGCGATCACGGCATCCAGTGTCTGCGTCCCATCGCCCGCACTCGACAGGACCCGCAGCACCCCGACCCCCACTTGCGCCGCCGAGACCGCGCCGACCTGGATACCGTTTCCGTTCCCACTCGCGACGAGGGCGGTGTTCTTGTAGAGACTATGCGCCCGGACCAGCGGATCGGTCCCGCGCCATTCCACGTCGAGTGTGATCGGCCCGCCGACATCCGATTTACGCGGGGACGCTGAGATGTTGGACCGGCCCTCGAATCCCCTGGATGTAGCAGCGGCCCCAACCGGCCAGACGCCGACCAGCCTTTGCAGCGCCGTCAGGTCGGTAAACATCTCGCCGTCGTAGTTCGGACTGGCCGCCGACCAGAGACCATTGGCCCCGATCTTCCAGCCCGCTTTGCCGCCGACGAACGTGGCATCACCGTCCGCGAATGCCGTGACCTCGCCGTTACTTCGTTCGATGCTGACTCGGAGATTCATCAAGACCGCCGAGAAGTCGAACTCATCTACGAACAGGGCGGCGTCTTTGCCGTGAACTCGGGGCATCTATTTACCCTTCTTCGGCTTGGGCTCGTAAACCCGGACCGCCCCAGTTGCCAGCAGTTGATCGATGTGAATGCCCTCACTCCCGTCCAGGCTGAATATCTCGCCTGGTTCCAATCTGAGGCTCGACGGCTTCTGGCCGGGGTTCGGGATCTTCAATCGGACAAGCGCCGTGTACTTGATCGGTTCAGTCATGTCGCTCGCTCCTGTTGGATTTCGTAGAGTCCGCCAACGTGCGTATAGCTCTTGCCCGCGACCACCTCGGGAAAACGAAAGCCTCCGGTGCGGTAGCACACGACATGGTCGAATCCACTGACCGTCAGGGATGCGCCCTCCAATACATCGTCGATCTGGGAACTAACCACAGCGGCCCGCATGGGCCAGCGTCCCTCGGCCACACCCTTCACCGAGTAGCCACAGATGAAGTCGCGGCGCCCGAAGGTCCGGTCAATCCGCTCGGACCCGAACTGGAACACGATGAAGGGCAGCTCGCGACCGTTCGCATCCTTAGGGACCTCGTCCACCGTAGGGGGATAGGTGTTATAGATGCCGTAGCCCCGCAACGTAGAGTTCGCCTGCAGGACGGCGAAAATGGCGTCGTCGAGCACTTTTTGCACGTCCACTACGTCTATCCCCTCGCGGCCTGCTCTATAGCCGCCGTGATAGCCGCCGTGATGGTCGGGCGGGCCTCCTCGAGGGCCGGGCGGGCGAATGGCCGAGCGGGCATGAACCGCGTACCGAACTCGCCATAGATTGCATAGTGAGTCGTGGGTCCGATGACCCAGGTGAAGGCTTCGCCGCCCTCACGCGCGTACACCGAGTTCAGCGTCGCGCCGGTGTCGATGAAGTTGACCCGCTGTATCCATTGCTTCATCCGCGCCACGAGGTCGAGAGCGGACTTCCGCATGGCCTTGTCCATGAGGGGAGCCAGGTTTGCGGCCAGTGCGCGCTCAAGCGCGTCGTTCTTGACACTGACGGTCAGGCTAAGGTCGGCGCCGATCAAAAAGAAACTCCGCACCTAGTCGGGGCGGAGCGCGTGGCTCACTTATCTCTGGCGCTCTGGGCGCTCAGGGCCTCGGGGGCCTCGTCAGCAGAATCATAGCACGCTGTCAAGTCGGTTGCAGGGGCGGGAGTCGAACCCGCGTCTCCTGGTTATGAGCCAGGCGAGGATGCCGCTCCTCCACCCTGCGTTGTGGCGCTCCGGCCGGATTGTCACCCAGGCACTCAAGCGGTCGGAGCGCCCGCGGGCATTCTACATGGTCAG